GCTGTTAGGAAAAATAGAATTAACAGCAAAACAAAATTTGTTCGCTAGGGGATAGTGTCTAGTACAACTTAAGACCAATTTAAAAATTTTCATGAATCAATTACCATTGGGCTGAACCCAACCATAACATTTCTAGTCGACTAATCCACCCCGTGGGTGGTTCATCTGTACTAGACGTTATGGTCAGGACTCTACAGTTGTAATGCAGAGCGACCACCCAAAGGGTCAGTTCTCTTGGTGAAAGAATAGGAAAAGCCTGCGTCAGCATGTGAGCCTAGCAAGCTAGAAAATTTTGATTAATTAAGGGTTGATGAGTCTCCGAATTCTTGGAGCTCCAACAAGATATCCGAATGAGAAGTCATCTGCTGCTGCCTCATACAGCGAGAATCCTCCAAAGCAGCCGCGCATGCCTCCAGGGTCATCAGATTCACCAGACGCCATGTACCCGACATAGGAAAATGCATTCCATATGGGACGGTCCATACCTCTGGGGTCGTGATTTCTGCGGAGGACAATTTTGGAACGCCGGACTAGAGGCCCGTCTTCACTGCTGAGAGTTCCCTCTCCAACTAGGGAGATTGGTGTTTGTCCATAATAGGGAACCTCAAACTCAAGAACACCGTTAAGATCTGGATAAACCATGTGTTCAAAGACTGGGTCCTGTTCGGCAGATGTAAAAGTTCCTAGTTTCGGTGCTTCGACGTCTCCATTCTCTTCAATTTTGAAATTTCGGACTGCAAAAATAGGTTCTGCGGGGCGATTAGAATCAAATGTAACAGTATCAAGGGCATTTTCGTAGACTTGTCTAGGTTCACCGGTGGTAGCTGGTCTCCAACCACTATTTTGAACTCTCACTCCATTAGTCACCGGATTCAGCACCTTATACCTCTTTCCTCCACGGAAGAAACGGTAAAGGTAAGAAATCCGGTGCAGTGGATTAGTAGTTCGGAACCTCCTAAGGGCAAGAAATTCTTCGTCAACTATGGCCCCGCCTTGTTGGATAAATACTGGGTAAGTTATTTTCTGCTCATCAAGAACCCCTTCATTTGCTTTTCCAAAGTAGGCCGGATCAATTTCAATTTGATTGTAAAGATACGTGTCATTGTTAAGTGCAATAGGGCCAGGGAAAGTAAATTGTGCCTGAGTAGTCTTGTAGGGGAAAGAATAGCCAATTGTAGTGGGAGCAAAGCGCTTGCAGAGTTCTCGTAGATTAGTGATTTTCTCTCCCATAGATAGTTCTTCTGCAGTAGTAATGGACATATTAGATTTTGGAAAAGTGTTCTGAGCATCAGATTCGACCTGCTCATTATGTTCAATGCCAGATTGAGTTAGGTTAAATACTTGGGCTTTAAGTTCCTCCTCTTCAAATTCATCTTCCTCCTCAATGGTGGTATCGCCATATACAAAATAATTGCCCATATCAGGGATAGCGAAGGCAATATCTTCAGCTCCCGCAATCCACATATTGATAGGACAGTTATTAGCTACAACGTCAGAAGAGCGACGCAGGGGGGTTAGTACTTCGATGGTAATAATGCCAGTAGCATGTTTCTCCTTCTGCCAGACAGCATCATCAGGAGGACTCACTAGGGACTCTTTCCAGGGAACATTGGAGACATAGGGTATCTTGAATTCCAGTTCTGAACTAACAGAAAGGTCAAGGATCCAGTTGTAAGCATTCTCACTCACACATGCGGTATCATGTACATAGATGCCGGGGTGATATGTAATGCGAAGTCTTCCAGTGTGGAATGCTGTTTTAGCCACAGCTATCCTGAAATTTAGACCTCCTCGCCAATATCTAAACATAGATGCTAGATACGCGAGAGTAGTAGGTTCCATTACGTGAGTATTCTCAACCTCATCACAGAGACCAGGAGCTACAGGCGCAGTATGAAGTAGTGCATCCACTGCGCTAGTGATCTTCCAAGGAATTGCAGCCTTATAAATACAAGATTTTGAAGCTATATATTTAATGTCCATTTCATCTACATCTGTTGAGAATATGCCTGATTCATAAGTTAGTCCATTGTCTGGCATGGCACCGAGTTTACTAGATATATCAATTCCATTTACATTAGTGTACCCCTTAGCAGTGATGTTTGAATAGGGGCAATTCTTGTCCAGATTTGTTGGTTTGTTCCATCCAAATGTTGAAGCAACTCCCTGCACTGCACGAGACACCCATTCCACTGGTCGAACCCAAGGTCCAAGAATTGGAATGTTGCCCAGTGCAGAAGCAGTTGAAGCAATCGCGCCTGCTATACCAGAAATTGGCGCACCAGATGTTACTGCCTGCTCTTCTGACTTTCCAACCTGTGCATGAAGCTCAGGGAGCTCTTGCGAGGGCATAGTCAGCGGCAGGGAGGTAGGCATGGCAACTTCAACATCCTCGAACCACGCAAATATAGTATATGGGGCACCGAGGGCAACTGGAGCAGTTCCTGTCTGAACTGGGTTAATAGGATTGATATATAGTTCTCCCATGTTAGAGTGAGTATCAATAAGATTATAATGAGAAAGTGGGGCACAATAGGGTATCTTAATTTCGACTGGGGCATTAGAAGCGAGGTCAATTTCGACGCCCGGATAACCTGTACAATTGGGTAGAGAGGTTAGGCGTGCTCCTCTATTGGAAATTTTATCAAAGGGAGCGAAGAACATCCAATATTTCCCACTCATAAAGGGAGTGGCGTTGAAGACGAGTCGAATCTTAACATTAGCACGGAAATAAGTAAAATAATTTAGCTTGTTTACAACGTTTTTAGATTTCTGGAAAATAACATCTGGAAATTTAAGCATACGATTAGTAAAGGCTGTATTGAACTCGCCAGTGTTAACTATTACGGGTCTCTTAAGTACTGAGTGAATGTCATGTAGTCTCTCGTCTTCAGCAATCTTAGTCCATCCTTTTACTGTGGACATAAGTGGTTTTTCATAATTTTCAATATTTACGTCATCTACAAAAGTGGTAATTTGTTGAGTATCGGATTCAGGTCCTAGAGCGGACATTTCGTTATGTTGAATATTAGAATTAGCAATCGTTTGAGTTATTAAACTTCCAGACGCACGATTAAACTAGTCTGGTTTAAAACACCGAGTTAATAGCCTGGATTTTAAGTGGCACACATCAACCAATAGATTCTTAATAGAATCTCCACTTATTCAATAGAATAACCTCAGACCGGGCATTGCTGCTCTTCTCCTTGCGGTGATTGGAGAGAGCCCCTAGCTGAGGATTTTAGGCGAGCGAACAAGCTGCCAGGCGACCATACTTCTTGGCCTCAACATCACGATGTTCGTCGTAAGTCAAGAAGAGTGGGCGCTCGGAGAACGAGTGGCTCGCGGTGCGGTATTTTCCAATCCAATAGTCATAGACCTCGCGTCCATGGAGGGATAGCTCAAAAGCGCTGGTTAGCATATTTTCTGCCGTTGCCTCCTCTTGGTCGAAGTCAGTTCGTATCCAGTTAATCATTTCTAGCACTACACCAATGTCCAGGGGAGCCAGATATTGCAGCTCCTCATCATTCCAGACAAACTTACGCTTCAGGTAAGAGATCTCTTCAAGTTTCCTATAAGGAACCATCTCATCACTCTTTGCCTCATCCGTGTAAGTCATGCCCATGGTGGCATACCCTTCTGCGATCGTGTTCTGGTTGAAATACTCAATCACACTATCCGAGATGTTCACACAATTGTCATCCCCATAAGACACCATTGCAACATTGTCATTGAAAGCCTTCATAGTCGCAAGGAAAAGAGGGACAACAACAAGCCACACATAGCGCATGGAAGTGGAATTGAAGATGGAATTCAGGATAGCTGTGAGTGGGTCTCCTGAGGGCTGGGAATGTGTCCAGAGATAGATGTTGTCTCCGGTGAGGTGGATGGAGTTGACAATTTCCTTCCACAGTACCCTACGGATCCTTGCATTCTCCTCCCCGTCATCGTAGAACTTATTAATAATTTCCACGACGTCGTAGAGGATCTGCAGGAGTAGGGTTCCGTCAAAGTTCTTGAAATCTCCAGCAATAACTTTCTGACCTTTGCTCCGTAATTTCTTGGCAGTTCTCGTCCAATCATGAGAGTAGACGTTCGTGCCGATAGAAATCTCGTTATCTATGCGGTTCTTTGCACAGTGAGCAGAAAATCCCAGAAAGTATTTTCGGAAAACCAACGTGAAGTCCATCGGTCCAGCCGAGAACACACGGGTCTTCCCCACACGAACTTTCTCCAGCGGGCGGCGCTCATCCTTGAGGGTGTCACACCATATAGCTGGAGATCGCTCATTATTCCTAGCACGCTCAATGATCTCCTACATCCTCAGCTCCAGGTCAGGATCAAGCTTGTATTCATCTGATCCGAGCCAGCGCATCTTTCCTGGTTGGCCTTTCTTCTCTCGCACCCACGGAAACCCTGGGGAAGATTTGCGGTTTATAGGACCTACAAATTCATCTCCCTCATATCCGGTCACGGCCTCCATGTTTGTTAGGACACGGGCATGCTCGGGACTGATGTTGGAATTGATGATTCTCTCCAC